TCGTAAGGTGTCCCTAGTTTTACCAGTGTTTGTTTGTTACTGTCAACCCACAAACGACATTCATTTTCACTTTTTCCAATAAAGATTGTAATAAGCCTCAAGTAATCTACACAGTCTTTCTTTCTTACTGTGTCCCTGTTTGTCTCACCAATACGAACAGACGATGCTGGTGTGTTGACAATCCACCTATCGTCGTACTGCCTGCGAACTATCTCTAGCTCAAGTTTTTTAGTTTTCAGCGATTCCATCTTCATCCTCGTAAGATTCTAGGTAAATATCTATTGCATCCCGAATCAGGTCAGCAACTGCAACCTGTTCGAGGGAACTCTTTTGCATATGATGTGCCATGTATGCAAGTTTATCATATTGCTGTTCCTTCATCAGTAGATTGTATGTCTTAGTCGGTTCAAGTATCTTGTTTGGTCTTGGCATTGTTAAGTTCCTTCTTTGCCAGTTTATCTAACTTGTCTTTCTTTCTATTAGGAACAACTTGTTTCTGGTATTCTTTGTCCCTTAATAGTTTAGCTATAGGGTTGATTTTATTAGTTATCTTCATAGTAGGGATTCCCTATAGGGTTACTGTTCGTAATGCGTAACATGTCTGTCAATCGTTTGTCAAACAAAAAATGCACTTGACACAACTTTTCCTATCCGGTAGTTGTCGGGTCATAGGAGATAGCCCATGACAGCTTGGCTAAAAGATTACGTTACTGATTTGTCAATAGCACCGGAAGGTCGTCTACGGATGGACTGTCCTGCGTGTGGCAAGAAGAATACCTTCAGTGTTTCGGACACTGGGGGCGAACGCTTATGGTTCTGCTTCCATGCAGACTGTGGGGTTCGTGGGCGAACAGGGTTTAGGATACGCAAAGATACTGCAGTCCACCCCCTGTTACGGACTAAGTTGTTGGAACCAAAGAACAACCCAAGCACTTCATTCGAACTGCCTGACACGTTTGTCGCCCTGTCCCGCGAACCTCGTGCCGAATCCTATGTAAAAAAAGTAAATGCCTACGGTGCGTACCTTGCTGGTCGCGTCGATATTCGTTACGACTTTCGTATGAACCGTGTTGTCTACCTGATAAAGGATGGTAGGCAGGTGGTTGATGCTGCCGGTCGTAGTTTAGATAACATCAAACCTAAATGGTGGAGATATGGAAAATCCGGTAATCCTTTCGTTTGCGGCACCAGCCGTGTCGGTATTGTTTTGGAAGACTGTGCTAGTGCTTGCAGTGTATCTAGTTTTCTTTCGGGGATAGCCCTGCTAGGAACTAACCTGCAGGACAGTCACTTGCCCTACCTAAGAAAATATGATAGGCTACTCGTAGCCCTAGACAAGGATGCAACCAAAAAGGGTTTGCAACTTGTTCGCAGACTACAGGCCATCAGGCCAACAAGATTAGTTGTTTTAAACAAAGATGTGAAAGATATGACAGATGATGAACGAAAACGAACCTTCGAAAAATATATCCCTTGAACTACAGGTTCTTGGGTTTGTCCTGAACAAAGAGTTTTACGGAAAGGTAAAGAACATTGTTAGCCGTGATATGTTCGAGGGGCGTTATGCAACGCTGTTCGATACTATCACCTACGGACACAAGACTTACGACATAGACATACACCCCAATCAATTAGCTGCCTTAGTCAATGACCGTAATCCGGCTATGCCTAAGAGTGCAGTGATTGAGTTGTATGACCTGATAGAAGGTCTGCCCACTCACATATCCCCTGACATGTCCCTCGAACTAGATGTTGTCAAGAACTTCTGGGTTCGGGACAGGGCTAGGCAGATTGGTGAGAAAGCCATTGCTATCTTTACAGGAGAGTCCGAACACTTTGGTGAACTCAAGACCTTGATTGATATGGTTGAAGATGGGCGTATGTCCGACAAGACCACATACAGCGAGGTATCTAAGGATTTCACCCAGTTACTAGAAGAGGGTACCGGCGTTCCTGACTTTCCCTTCACATGGGACTTGATGCAGGAGAACCTAGCTGGCATGGACAGGGGTAACCTAGGTATAATCTTTGCCCGCCCGGAAGTTGGCAAGACCACCTTCTGTGCCTTCATAGCAGCCAGTTATGTTAAGCAAAAACAAAAGGTTGTGTACTGGGCTAACGAGGAACCTGCAGAAAAGATAAAGTTGCGTATCATACAGAGCTACTTTGGTATGACATACGAGGAGATGAATGCTGGTGCAGAGTCATTGGTGCCTAGGGTTCTAGAAGAGATAGAACCTTACCTAACTGTAATGGATTCGGTTGGTACATCTATGGATGAGCTAAACGATTACGCCCAGCTAAACGAACCTGATGTGATGTTCTGTGACCAGCTAGACAAGTTCAAGGTTAGTGGGGACTTCAACCGTGGTGATGAACGCCTCAAGGAAACCTACGTCTTGGCTCGTGAGATTGCCAAGCGCAACAAGCTGCTTGTGTGGTCTGTTAGTCAGGCAAGCTTTGAAGCTCACGACAGACAGTTCATCGACTACGCCATGTTAGACGGTTCGCGAACCGGTAAGGCAGGTGAAGCAGATGTCATCATCGGTATTGGCAAGACAGGTACGTCCGAAGAAGAGAACACAACACGGCACATCTGCGTATCCAAGAACAAGTTGAATGGGTGGCACGGCATGTTTAACAGTCACATAGATGTTCAGAGAGGGGTGTACTACTAATGGATGTACTGACCTTCGATGTCGAGACTACTCACAAGCCCAAAGCCAACGGCTCGACAACAGCCCTGCCGTACTTTGGAAACTCTTTAGTTTCAAATGGTTACAAGTGGCTGGGTGAGCAGCACGTTCACTACCACTGCTACTACCACAGTGTTCGCGAACCGCACGACTTTGCCTTCGAACTATTCCAAGCGGCTCTTGACAAAGCTGATGTGGTTGTGGGACAAAACATAAAGTTTGATTTATCGTGGATTCGCGACTGCGGATTTACCTATGAAGGACATGTCTATGATACGATGGTTGCAGAATATATTCTTGCCCGCTCCCAAAGGTGGCCTCTTTCACTTGCTGCTCTTGCAGAAAAGTATAGTGATGTGCAAAAAGAGAAAGACCTCGTTGCGCCGTACTTTAAGGAAGGCAAAACCTTCTACGACATACCTTGGGAAATAATAGAAACATATGGAAAAGCAGATGTTATTTCTACAGAGCAAGTAGCCCTTGCACAACTCGAAGCCTTTGGCACTACATTTGAGGAACTATTCAATGAACAACCAAGCACTCTTGCCCACTTTGCGTCTGTCATTTGAGATGACGGACACGCTGTCCCGCATCGAACGGAACGGCATCAAGATAAACAGAACTACCCTCGCTGATATCCGGCGGGAGTATGAGGATGAACTCTTCACACTAGAACGCCGCCTCGAAGAACTCGCTGCGTATGCTATGGGTGACACACCTATTAACCTAGATAGCCCGGATGACCGCTCCAAGTTGTTTTACTCTTGTAAGGTGCGGGACAAGAATCGTTGGGCTGGCATCTTCAACCTAGGTCACGAGGTTCGCGGGGCAGGTAAGAAGCCCAAGCGACGAACCCGCATGAAGAAGTCGGACTTCAAACGTCACGTTGTCAACGAGACAACCGTCCTGTATAAGACAGTCGGAAGTCAATGTACCGATTGCGGGGGCAAGGGACGCTACACAGCGCGTAAGAAGGATGGTACGCTAGGTAAGGCTATCAGAGTCTGCAAGCCCTGTGAGGGGGCTGGTGTGCGCTATACATCAACAGGTCAGGTTGCGGGCTTTAAGTTGGTACCGCGTGACCCCTATGATGTTGCTGCTGCTGGTTTCAAGACTGACAAAGAAACCCTAGAGAGTATGTTCACATCCCTGAGAGGAGAAGCCCGTGAGTTTGCTGAAGCTTACATACGTTATAGTGCAGTTCGCACCTACCTTCGTTCGTTCGTTGAGGGGATGGAGAACAACATGGATGGCGAAGGTTTTATACACACAGAATTTATGCAGTGTGTTACAGCGACGGGTCGTCTTTCGAGTCGCAATCCTAACTTTCAGAATATGCCACGAGGCTCTACCTTCATTATACGACGGGCTGTCGAAAGCAGGTTCGAGGGTGGTTCGATACTGGAAGGGGATTATGCCCAGCTAGAGTTTAGGGTGGCAGGCTTCCTTGCGGATGATGAGGGTATCAAACAGGATGTGGAGATAGGCACAGATGTTCACAATTATACTGCCAGTGTTATCGGATGCTCACGACAGGATGCTAAAGCACACACCTTCAAGCCGCTCTATGGTGGGGTGTCTGGTACGGAAGACCAGAAGCGTTATTACAATGCTTTCAAAGAAAAGTACAATGGTGTGACAAAGTGGCACGAGGAGCTACAGAAACATGCCGTTATGAAGAAGCACATCCGACTACCATCGGGTAGACAGTATGCTTTTCCACAGGCACGTTGGACTGATTGGGGTGCTGCTACTGACCGCACTGCAATCTGCAACTACCCTGTCCAAGGTTTCGCAACTGCTGACCTACTACCTATGTCCTTGATTTTATTGGATAGAAGGGTGCGAGAGCTAAACATGAAGTCTGTCATATGCAACACGGTTCACGACTCTATAGTCATGGACGTATACCCAAGTGAAGAAAAACAATGTGTTGACATCATGGCTGAATGTATGTTAGCCATCCCTATGGAATCAAAGGAGAGGTACGGTATCGAATACAACATGCCAGTTGGTATAGAATTAAAAATAGGAAAGAATTGGCTTGACTTGGAAGAGATACTTACTGTATAATCCCTTTACGCTAACCCTTATTAAGAAGGAATTTTAAAATTATGGGTACTGAAATAGAAAATGTGAATAACGAACTAGACGCTATGATGCTTGCTATGGATGGTGATGATAATAAAGCCATCATGGAATTAACTGGGCAGGCAGAGACTGATACTAAGCCCCAGACCGGGTTGCCTCGTTTGAATATCAACTACAAAGAGGAAGACGATAACGGTGTCTCTTTGAAGAGAGGTACTTGGAGTGTCTGGAATGGTAAGGCAAGAGTCTATGCGGATTCTGTACGGATGCAGCCTTTGTTACGGATGTATGAGTGGTCAGTATGGGACCAAGATGAAGGCAGGTTTTCCTGCAAATCAATTCAGAAACCAAAGCTTGCAGGCGAGTTTCCTGATAGCCTAGGGGGTAATAAGTGCGGTCGTCTTTCTAAGAAAGAAGAAGAAGCACTGAGCCATGATGACCCTGCGTTCCTGCTGAGTCGTTCTGTGAATTGTAATCAAGTTATGTACGGTATATTAAATTCTACTGGAGCAATGTACGCTGACGGTAGTCCTGCACCTATTGAGAATATGCCATTCATGGCGTACTTCAAGAAGTCAGGGTTTATTCCGGTGTCTAACTTTATCAAGCACGAACTTACTTCCAAGTCAGCATTGATGCACAAGAGCATCATCGAGTTTACTACCCAGAAGCAAAAGAACGGGGGCGTAATCTATTGGACTCCAAAGCTTGAGTACATAGGGGAAGCTCCATACGGAGAGGAAGAAAAAGCTCTGTATAAGAAGTTCTATGAGACTGTGAAGGGTTCTAACCAAGCGGTCTTTGATGAGTACAGGGACGCACGAAAAGCAATGTCCTCTCAAGAGGATATCGACTTAGAGAGACGGTTGGCTGGGTAACATGCTACCTCTTTTAGATGTGCAAGACTTTCTACAAAGAGCAGGGCGGGGGGAGATAGACTCCTCTCGTCTTGAGCCTTTGATAGAAAAGTTTGGAGAAGACTGTAAGGCAGCTATGCGTAAACAGTTTTCTAGTCGGGGTGACTACCGCATTCGTATGTCGGGTGTTGGTCGTCCCCTATGTCAACAACAATTGGAGAAGCAGGGACACAAACAGAATGTTGCCTACAATGACATAGTTAGGTTTGCAACAGGTGACTTACTAGAAGCCTTTGCAATCTTGGTTATGAAAGCCGCTGGCCTAAACGTTGTAGACGAACAGAAGAAGTGTTCCCTCGAACTCGCTGGTCAAACCATCAATGGAACCCTAGACTTGGTTCTTGAAGTAGATGGTGAAGAAGAGGTATGGGATGTAAAGACTGCAAGCCCGTGGTCATACGACAACAAGTTTTCGGGCCGGGGTGGTTACGATGTCATCAAGGAAGATGACCCGTTTGGTTACATCATGCAGGGACATTTGTATGCGGAATCAGAGGGTAAGCGGTTCGGTGGATGGATTGTAATAAACAAATCCAATGGTGAGTGGGACTTTGTAGAGGCACCCCTCGAACAAAGTGAAGACCGGAAAGCCTACCTAGAGGATGCGAACAAGCGTGTCGAAGCTATTACGAATGACGCACCGTTCAAGATTCCTTTCCAATCAACACCAGAAACGCACACTGTAGATGGTCAGAAAGTGGAGACGGGTAACCGACTCATGCCCAAGACATGTACGTTTTGTTCTTTTAAAACAATGTGCTGGAAGAACGCAGTTCACGCTCCTAAAGCAACATCCAAGGCAAAGTTTAAGCCGCACACTTGGTACACCAAGCACATAAAGGATGTTGCCTAGATATGCCTATCTTGTACACACGGGGTTACCCCCTCGAACTTTTCGACTTGAATCCAGAGATGCGTTGTGTGTTTGTGGAATCCCACGAGAAGCGAGGGGGTGGTCCTGCTACTGTTGATGTTCGCAGAATGGAAACATCCCTGCCCCTCACTATGCGTGATAATTTCTCAGCAGGGGGAGCCTTGGCTTGGGAGAGTGAGGTTCGAGATATCAAGCTCATAGAAGAGGAGTTTCAAATCATTATTCATCATCTTAGACAAGGAGTTCTTGTATGCCTTCCGACACTTCTATTATCAGAAGAGATGGCACTGCTAGAAAAACGTTCCCCAAAAGTAGGACAGTATCTGTTGAAAAGGCTAGACGGGATGAAGGCGGGATTTCCGTTGCAAGGATTATGAGAGGCACTAAGTATAGGTCTGCATTCGAGATTAACATAGCTAAGTCTCTTGCAAACCGTGAGGTACCCTTTGAGTACGAGAAGTACAAGTTCAATTACATACCCAAGGTACGTACCTATACACCTGACTTTTACTTGCCACAGACAGGCATATATGTAGAGGCCAAGGGACACCTAGATAAGGGTGACAGGGTTAAGATGCAGCTTATGAAACAGCAGCATCCCGACTTAGACATACGGTTTGTATTCCTACGAGCCAGCAACAAAATTTACAAGGGCAGTAAAACAACCTATGCTGATTGGGCGAACCGTTATGGTTTCCCGTGGGCTGAAGGTAACATACCTCAAGATTGGATTACAAATGGCTGATGAACGAGAGTTTGAAAAGGCGAGCCTATTGCCTGAAAGATGGTACATCATAATGAGCAAAGTCAATGATGAGACCTTTAACATGACTGCCTATGATACAACCACTGCACTAGAAGAAGAAGATGACGACTACATGGACGCTGGGTTTGTAGCCCAGCAGGGGTTGATGGAGTTGCTGCAGAATGACTTTGATAGGGTTATGAAAGCGGGCATGGCCCGTATAGCTTTCTATGATGTGGCTGAAAGTATTATGGAAGAGATTGACAGTGTGGATGAATCTAGGATATTGTCCAAGGAAGAAAACGTTGTCAAAGTAGATTTTGGGAAGAAGCAATGAAACGACACGAAGCGTATATGAAAGAGAAGATTGCCGAATCGAATGAAAGAGCGGGTAAGGAAGCGTATGGTAATGTTGTTGTGGACATGGTTAACAGCCCCCCACACTACAATAGTGCAGGAATAGAGTGCATAGATGCTATACAAGCAGCCCTAACTCCAGAGGAATTTAGGGGGTACTGCAAGGGTAACAACCTAAAATACACATGGCGAGAACGCTACAAGAACAAAACAGAAGACTTAAACAAAGCCGCATGGTACCTAAACAGATTATTAAAGGTTCAAGGAGAGACCAAATGAACAACCAACTGCCCACTGTATATCAACAATTCATTCATAAATCCCGCTATGCTCGTTGGCTCGACAGTGACAATCGCCGCGAACATTGGGAAGAAACTGTAGGGCGGTACATAGAATTTATGACTAGCCACGTTAAAGAAAAGTGTGGTGTTAGTATTCCCTCTGACGTTATCAAAGAGGTCGAGGAAGGGGTCTTGTCCCTAGGGGTTATGCCGTCTATGCGGGCAGTGATGACTGCAGGCTCTGCACTATCTCGTGACAACATCTGCGGTTACAACTGTAGTTACATACCTGTTGATAACCCACGTTCTTTTGACGAGTGCATGTATATCCTGATGTGCGGCACCGGAGTCGGATTCTCTGTAGAACGAGAGAACGTAGATAAACTGCCTGTAATAAGCGACGCCATGAACGAGTCCGACACTGTTATCAAGGTAGCAGACAGCAAGCCGGGATGGGCAAAGTCGTATCGCGAACTCGTTGCGCTCCTGTATGCAGGGCAGATTCCTACATGGGATGTATCTGATATTCGTCCGGCAGGTTCGCGGCTAAAGATTATGGGGGGCAGGGCCAGTGGGCCGCAACCCCTAGTTGACCTGTTCAACTTTACTGTAAACATATTTAAGAAAGCCGCAGGACGCAGACTATTTCCTAT